GAAAAAATCCAATTATTGCCCGTGATATTGCACAACATTGCAGTTCCATGTCTAACTGCAGCGGAGGCCATTGAGGTGTCCTCAAAGCTAAACCCGGTTGATAAATTATTTGGACCGACGGCAGACCCCATGTCATCAGCAGATCCAAGATATGTTCCTGCAGTAGAAATGAAACCTGATGCAGTGCCTAATCTTATAAGTATTTGTGAAGTGCCAGTGGTGGAAACACCCTGAAACATCACCGTAATCCGCTTCACCCAGCTTGGGATGCTCGTGAAGTCAATCGACGTGCCACTGGTCGAAGCAACGGACGTGCCAGACTTAATCGTGCCTTGAATTGTGGTGCCGGTAATCGTGGTGCTGCTAAGCGTGGCAATCGTGGCGCTACCGTCAGTCGCCAGCACGATGTTGTTGCTGCCGGAGCTGGGGTTCTTGAGGTTGGTGGTGGATAGCGTGCTCATGGGGTCACCTCCAGGGCGGCGAGCTGGTCAGCGGTGGGTTCTGGAAGCGTGGGATGGTTCCAGGCTTTGATGTAATCACCCCGACCATCGGAGTCGTTTTGGAGCGTGATCACCTTGAGGAAGTCCTCAGGCTGCAGCTCGGGATAGATGGCGATGATTTGTTCGTAGAGAGTCATGGTCATGCGGGGCGAGCCAAGAAACCGGAAAAATAAGTGCGGTCATAAAATCCGTTGCTAGATGTATTTGTAAAGCCATACAGCTCAACGTAATCAGTTGAGCCGTTTAAGTAAAGAAGACCGCTTAACGCACCAGCATTTCCGCTAGTTGTAGAGTTGTGGTATTGGGCAAGAAGCAAAGAGCTGCCATTCTTGTAGATTGCAAGTTGATACGAGCCTATAACGTTGTTTATCTGAAGCGACGCATTTAATTGATAGTAGCCAGCTACATTTGGAGTAAATCTATAGTTTGTTGATGAATCAAAACACGATGCAGTGTCAAAATCTTCGCTATCAAGTTGAGCCTTTGTCCATGTAGATGCGCTAATGCTTTGCGTTGTGCTACGTTTCGCGGAAAACGCCGGACCAGCGGCACTGAACCGATCAACCCAACTCAACGCCCCCGAGCCATTGGTGCTGAGCACCTGCCCGCTGGACCCATTACCAGTCGGAAGCACCAGCGTGTTCGAGCCAGCCACCGCCGGAGCGTCGATCTCGGTGTAACCCGATGTGCTGCCGTTGAGACGTAAGGTCATTGGTTCACCTCCAGGGCGGTCTTGATTTCGTCAGGGGTAGACGCGCCTTTGATCACGTCTTGGATTAGGGCGTACTTATCGCGGATCTCTTGGCGGGCTTCTTCTGCTGCAACAGCGTCAGCACCAGGGATCTGTTTCATGATCACCTCGTCGTAGGGCTTGAACTCCTCAGCGCGTTGCTGGCGGCGACGGTCGTGGCCAATCTCTTTGCACTTATCGAGGTCGTGCTCCACGCAGCGGTCGCCCATGACCCACGCATTGCGGAAGTAGCGGTCACTGGGGATGTCGTCAACATCGACAATTTCGTAGGCAACGCCTTCGGGGACATCCTTGAGAGCCAGTTCCACGGACTCGGTTGGGATGATGACGGAGACTCCGCCGGTCTCGTTTTGGTAGATAATACGGTTCATGGAGTTACCTCAGCGGAAGATGCTTACCAAGCAATACACATGATCTCTATCCAAGCTAAACCCGCCCGTAATTACTCGCAAAGCCGAGGTCGTCATTGTAGTAGGCGAGCCATTGTCAATAGCAGTTCCATTCGTTTTTATTTTTAGGGTTCTGTCGCCACCAGCGTCTGTTGCTGACCATGAATTAGTGCCAAATACAGGACAATAATTTGAATCCGGCATTGCATTTGTGAAGTTCACCGTATAGTCCCCTGTCCCGTTATCCGTAATACTGCTCACGTTGTAACTGGCGCGGATTGCCACCGTTGAGGTGCCGTTGAAGTTCACCCACGCTTTGCAAAGTTGCCCCTGCTCAGTGGTGCCGATCTTGGCGTAGGTGACAGCGTTGGCCGCAATGTCCGCCGTGGTGATGCAGTCGTCGGGCAAGCCGCCTGCTGTAATTCCGGTTACGGTTCCGGATCCGTTAATAGTAATAGGCATAATTAAACAATACTCCAAGCAGATCCAGAGGGCACGGTAACTGTGACTCCAGAGTTAATAGTTACGGGTCCTGCCGTCAGGGCGTTTTTGTTAGTTCCGATGGCGTAATTCTGAGTGATTACGGTATCATTTTCATAGAAAACTTGATCCGTGCCTCCACCCAGTGCACCACCAGCAAGGCCCCAAGACAGCACACCCGCACCGTTGGACTTCAGGGCATAGCCACTAACAGAAGCATCAGTTGCAGGAAGCGTCCAAGTGACGTTGCTAGTAATGTTGGCAGGTGCTTGGAAGCTAACCCAGTTGGTACCGTTAGCAGTAGCCTCACCAAAGCGAAGGTCAGACTGGTTACCAAGAGTTACGTCACCAGTAAGGGTTCCACCAGTCAGGTTGAGCTTCTCATCGGTCAGCTCTTGAATAGCACCTTGAACGTTGTTAGACGCAATCGTGCTATACGGGGCAAAGCTAATGCTGGCTGCATCACCAGGGACATAAGCAATAACCCAAGCAGAGCCAGTGTAGACCTTCATCACCGAAGAGGTGGTGTTGTAATAAAGGTCACCCGCATTCAGCGGATCGCCATCATTATCAACAGTAGGGTCGGTAGCCTTAGCACCAAGGTAGCGGTCATCAAAGCTGTCAAAGGCAGCCAGAGCAGAAGCAGCAGAACTGGCAGCACTGGTTGCACTGTTAGAGGCGTTGGTGGCACTGGTGGCTGCGTTAGAGGCAGAGGTAGCTGCGTTGGATGCAGACGTAGATGCCGAAGATGCACTACCGGCTGCCGCACTTTGAGAAGCTAGAGATGCTGCCGCACTACTTGCTGCGTTAGAGGCACTGGTAGAGGCGTTAGAAGCACTTGTGGAGGCACTACTAGCAGAGGACGTGGCAGAGGCCGCAGAAGCCGACGCAGAAGCCGCAGAGGCAGCCGCAGCAACAGCAGAAGCCGACACTGCACCAACATTGCTATCCACATAGTTTTTTGTGGAAGCATCCGTACCAGCAGAAGGAGTACCAAGATTAGTAATCCGGTAACCGCCCATGTTCAGGATACCCGACAACGTACCACCAAGGGTACTAAGAGTACGGGCAAAGACTTCCTGAGCAACGTAAAGCAGCTGTGTAAAGTTATTGTTCAGGTCAGCTGCTTTGATCGCAGAACCAGCAAAGAACGTAGCCTCAGAGGCGTCGTTGTTGGTCTCACGATAAATGATAATGGCAACACCATTGGCAGGAGCCGACAGAAATTGAATGGTGCTGGCATTAACGAAAACAAATGAGGTGGTGGCCACTCCATTAAGAGTAACCTTAACGTCCGCCTCATCTAGGTAAGAAAAAGACAGGGAATAGATCGTGGTAGACCCATTCCCTGTATAAGTGTTTTGGACGATTGCCATTGTGTTTAATTACCGTAATTGGCTAGCTGTTCGAGGCGCTTTTGCTCGTCCTGAAGTCGTTGCGATTCAAGCTCTGCTTGGCCTGCATACTGTCCCTGAGATTGAGCAAACCTAAGTTGACCAACCTTTCTCAGTTTTTCTTCAATATCAGGCCTTTCAGCAATAAGTGCCTGCGTAGCCCTTTCATGGGCACCTTGGATAATCTCCTTGGTTTTACGAACATAAATGGGCTCTTCGTATTGTTCGCCGCGCTCCATGGTCCTGGCTTTAAAGTTAGCGCGATCTTGTTTAAATTCTGCGCTATTAAACCAGGCCTTTAGTTCAGCTGGCAAACTACCATTACCATACATAAGCTCTTGAAGACGTACTCGTCCCTGAGGATCCAAGGATAGTCCATCTTTAGTCTTTTTGTAATCAAC